TCTTTACTATCACTAAAGGTTAAAATCACTTTACCAGCGTTGTTAGTTGAGGTGTAAGCGTCCATAATGTGTCTATACATCATTTCCCTTTCCTCCTCACCAGGCACTCCCTGATTTAATGATATTAAATGTGAGCCTACAAATGAGTTTTGTAGGTTATTTAGATGAAAGTTTTTAATCTCAATATCTATTTCTACACTTGTTCTTGCTCCAATCCACTCATTTAACGGATAGTATTTTTGATTAGGGCTATATTGAAAGTAGTAATAAACTTGGCTAGGGTTTTCTATGTCATTTAAGTCAAATGCTCTCAACTCAATAGGTAAGTGTTGTCTTGTATTTCTCCAATCGGCAGAATAATAGTAATGTTTAACATAGTCATACTCATTACATTTACCACTCCTGATTTTAGTAAAGTCCATATGGTATATTGAACCAATACCATCACCCCCGTTATTTAAGATGGTGTTTAAGGAAAAACCATTATGAATAACATAGTCCATAGCAACCTTCTTAAAGATGTCATAGATACTCTCTGTTGAGTTAAACATAACTGATGAAGCAGGTACTCCATTTACTAACATATCTTTACCTATAACAGCGTCTCTTTTAGCGTTGATACAGGCTCTATTTAATGCCGAATAATTGTAATAATCTACAGAGTGTTGAGCCCATAAATTATCACCCCCGAAAAATACCCAATCTTTGTTTTTAACAACCTCCTCAAAAGTAGGTAATATAGCCGCAGCCATATCAAATTGTTTTAATTGTGTTTTACTCATACTATCAAATATAAATCGGGGGTTAAATCACTTATGCTTTTTCTAAACCTAGTTTAGATAATAGTAAATCAACTATGTAGTTGTCATCATTTCCCCACGCAGAATACTCATCTGCTGTAAGTTCTATATTGTAATGATTTGAGTTTTTTTCACCTTTAACAATACAATTTACATATGCGGTTTTATTTAACTGAACTCCAACATTTATGATTTCTAATGTATCTAATGAATAATTTACTGGTTTGATTTTGATTGTTGTTTCCATAATTTTATATGTTATTTTATTTTATATTTTGTTTTTATGCTACTCTAATTTTTAATATACCCGCAGTATGATAAACTTGTCCTAATACAACTCCACCTGCTGCGGCTGCTGTATCATCAGCGTAGTTTAATGATGCGTAATTGAATATAACAAGGTTTTCTACAAATGTCGCAGATGATGTTGTTGCTGTTCTACCCGAACAACCAATTATAGCAACATAACTTTTATTATCTATTACATTATCTTTACCACCTAAAATAGTATTATGTGAGCCAGTTCCAGTAATATCATTATTTAAGCCGAAAGAATGCGAGTAATCTGTGTTGATTGTATGATAGTTTCCAAAGCCGAAACTCCAATTTCCAGCAATATTTACTTGTTCTCCAAAAGAAAAAGTTCCAGAACCCCCTATTGAAGCATTATTACCTAATCTAAAATTGTAAGGCTGTGATATACTATTATATCCACCCATAACAAAATTACCATAAGCGTAAGTTCCTAAACTATTACCAGCACCATTTACAATACTACCAAAAGTTCCAGGTGCTCCTGCTCCAGTAATATTATTACTTGTTCCCATAACAATATTATATTTGTCTTGTGATATAGTATTTGTATTACCAAGTATAAAACTACCAGGAGTGTTTGATATTGTGTTATTTCCACCATTAGTCATCTCAATTAGATTTCCAAAGCCTTTAATCTTTTCAACATAAGTGGTATTAGAAGCGTCTGCTGTTCTACCATTTGTTCCCAACATCACTACTTTTGATTTACTTGATATTGTATTACCAGTTCCACCAATAATAGCACTATCGGGTGATGATGTTATTGTGTTATTATCACCACCAATAACCGCTGATTTATTTGATGTTGTAATTGTTTGATAACTACCACCCAAAATAGCAGATGCTGATGAACTTGTTAAAGTATTATCAACACCACCCAATAAAACAGCATATCCAGTAGAACCAAGTATTCTCGCATAAGAACCAATAATAGCGCATCCAGTTCCATTAGTTATATTACTGGCATAAGAAGCTATAACAGCACTCCTATAAGAACCACCATCAATAAGTCCACCATAACACGAATAAATACCTATATTTTGATTTGAGGATATTGTTGGACTAGCAATACTACCAATTATACAAGCACCTAATGCGGCCGCCCCAATACTCGCTGTTCCATCTCCACCAAGAATAGTGTTGTATGAACCAGCCATAACATTTGTATCATATATGTTATTACTATTATTTGTTCCTGCGGCAATCTTAAATGGACTTGTTGAGCCAGGGGTTATTGTAATGTTCGCTTGTCCTGTTCCCCCACTTGTGATTGTAGCACCACTAAAGTTTAAGATTGTTGCTCCTGATACAACCAAAGTTCCACCTGAATAAACATCATTAGATTGTCCCGATGTACCTGAACTACCTGATGTTCCGTCCGTTCCCGATGTGCCTGATACACCACTAGAACCTGATGTCCCACTTGAACCTGAACTACCCGATGTTCCCGCCGCTCCTTGAGCGCTCATATTCTCCCACGAGGCATTTACATCAGGGGGGTTTCCACCTGCTGCGATTGTTCCTAATGCGACATATGATGCCCCTGAATAATAAACAACATCATTTATAAAATAAGTTGTTATTGATTGCCAGCCACCTTGCCAGGTAAAACCTAAACCCGATGTACCTGATGTGCCAGAACTACCTGATACACCACTAGTACCCGATGTGCCTTGAAGGGATGATACTTTTACTTTATAAGTTGTTGTAAAACCACTATCTACAATAGGTAATACATCATCAGGACTAACTGATGGTATAAGTGGCAAGTTTGATATTTTTATATTACTCATATATTCTTAAATATAATTTTTATTCATTATTGTTGTATTAAATACTCATCATCTTGTGTAATGAGGAAAAAGTCATTTTGTGTCAATATACCATTTGATATTCCACCAGGTATGTAGATAAAGTTGTTGTTTGTTTCATTAGGACTAATATACTGCTCGTAAATCGGCGCATCATTTAAGTCAATAACTAATGCTCTACCCTCATTTACCTTATTAAAGGACGCTGAAGGGTTTGTTGTACCCGTACTGACATTCTCATATATTCCGTAGTAATATTGTCCCTCATATCTAAAGTATTTGTATGGCGTTGAACCTGAATAACCCGTGTTAGTATCACTTTCTATAAACTGGAACTCATCATATCTATCGCTAGTTCCCGATGTTATATTTTGAGGGTAAAAAATAACTTTGTCCCCCGACATAATATGTTGAAAGGAAAAAAGATAAACAGGGTTAGACAATAACTTATTCTGCGAGGCTGATACAGCCATCTTGTTTAATTGTCCTTTTTTTAATAATATCATATATGTATATTTCCTTTATGTTCGGCTTTTATTTTGTCAGTCAGTTCATTTATATTGACATCTTTACCGACAGAATATTCTAATTGTCTATGTAATACCGCACCAGCACCATCTGTATCAAAGTAAAAGATGTTAAAAGTTAAAACAGATTTGTCTAGTTCCCAACATACACTCCTAATTTCCCACTCCTCATATACAACTCCATTTATTTTAACTGGTGTTTTAATATACATACACTCTTAAATATAAAAAAAGGGGGCTATAACACCCCCTAATTTATTGTATTTGTTTATTGCGATTAAGCAACAATAGTTAAGCCACTTACAACTGATGACAACGCGCCAGCAAGAATAGGTGCTGGTTCATTACCAAAGAAGGTAAATGTCAATTCATAACCATTTTTATCTCCAAAGGCAGTACCTGTCATAGTACTACCCGCAGAGGTATAACCTCCACCAAAATCATCACCCAAAAAGTAAATTGTTCCGTTATTGTCCTCAACAAACATTTGTAGCCCTCTATTTTGAGCCAGTAATTTAAGTTGATTTCTTTTTTCACTTTCAATTTTATGGAACGCTAGTACCAGGTCTTGCTGGTAAAAAGTAGTTCCATTCTCTAAAGATGAGTTTAAGGTTTCAGTCATCTGCGATGTTTGTTTTTGTACCTCAAAGGT